ATCAATGAATGGTAATTGAGTTATGGCTAAATCAGGAACTATTGGAAAGACAACTTTCGGAAAGCGAAGAAAAGGAAAGGCTCATAAAGGACATAATAAACATAATAGAAAGGAACGTAACTATCGTGGGCAAGGAAGAACTTAATTATCTCAAAATAGCGAACTAATGTTTATACACGAAACCGCAATAATCTATCCCGGAGTAATTATCGAACCCGGTGCTTACATTGGGGAGTATTGTATTATTGGTTCGCCCCCCGAATGGAAAGGATATGAGCATATTGAAGGGTTAGTCCTAATAATGAGCGGAGCAAGATTAACAGGATTGGTTACTGTGGATTCGGGTACAGACAAAAGGACTATTATAGGGCAGAATTGTTTGTTGCTTAAAAAAAGTCACGTAGGGCACGATGCTATTTTAGCAGAAGGAGTTACTTTAAGTTGTGGTGCTATGATAGGTGGGCATTCAATAATCGAAAGGAATTGTAACATAGGACTAAACGCAGTTATACATCAGAAATTAAGAATACCTGAAGGTTGTATGATTGGTGCTTCTGCTTTTGTAGGTAAGAAATCTATTCTAAAACCTTTTCATAAATACGCAGGAGTACCTGTAAAAGAAATAGGATTAAATGCTCGTTAATATTATTTTTTTAGATTACGAAAGACACACCTTTACAGAGCAAGTAAAGAACAAAAACTTCTCTAACGCGGGGTATGATTTTTCTTTTACTCAAGTAGGAATGAAAGGAATATCAAGAGCATTAAACTACGGAATATCAAGAAGCAAAGCCTTTGATGCGGTGGTAACAATGGCTAATGATATTTTGATGCCAGACAATTGGCTTTTAAGAATGGTAGAAGCAGCTTTAAATATCCCAAATACTGGGATGTGCGGAATACATTGCGTAGAAGGAATTAATCCTTTACAAACAATAAACGGAATCCAAATACACCCCCAAGATGCTTCCTTTGGAAATGTCTTAATACCGATGTCGGCAATAGAAAAGATTGGATATTTTAATGAGGCTTACGACCCCTACGGAATGCAAGATTCTGATTATGCTTATCGGTTAAAGATGACCGGTCACATAAACTACTATTTGCACCATTTAAGGTCTGAACACATAGGACACGATGTCGGTCAAGATACTCCATACAGAAAAATGAAAGATGAAGGCTTGAGTAAGTGTGATTACTTATGGGCAAGAGAAACACAAAAATACCAAGATAACAACGATTACACTATCTTCCTAAACGAATATGAAATCTGAATTAATACCAATCTCGAAAGTAAAAGCCAATCCTAATAATCCAAGAATTATTAAGGATGAAAAGTTTAAAAAACTCGTTAAGTCAATTCAAGAGTTCCCGCAAATGCTTGAGATTAGACCTATCGTAGTAAACGAAGAAATGATTGTCTTGGGTGGGAATATGCGATTAAAGGCTTGTCAAGAAGCCGGATTAAAAGAAGTTCATATTATAAAAGCATCCGAGCTAACAGAAGAACAACAAAAAGAATTTATCATTAAAGATAACGTAGGCTTCGGGGAATGGGATTGGAACGATTTGGCAAATAATTGGGAATCAGAAAAGCTACAAGAATGGGGGTTAGATATTCCAGGATTTGCTATTCCACCTTCAGAAGATGAATTAATAGGAGAAGAAAAGAATAAGCCGCCGACTATGAAAATTACTTTTGAAGCAGTAGAAGACCTACAACAAGCAGAAATAGATATACGAGAACTAATAGATAGAAAATATCCAAAAGCTTATTTTTCAATATCAGCCGGAGAAATATGAGATTAGAGAAAGCATCAAGAAAAGCCATTGTTTACGCTTGTATGAATTTTCATTATTCAAAAAGAATACCTACGAGTTCTAATATATCCTATTCTGTTTTTAATGATAAAAATGAATGGTGTGGTGTTATTATGTATGGTTATCCAAATTCTCCTAATATAGTTCCAGAATTTTCTTTACAAAATGGGAAGGTTTTAGAATTACGAAGAGTCGCATTAAATTCAAAACAAGAAATAACCTCTAAAGCATTAGCTATATCAATGAAATTAATAAAAAAGGATTGCCCAACTGTTAAACTTTTGGTTTCTTATAGTGATAAAGGACAAAACCATTATGGGACTATCTATCAAGCCACAAATTGGTATTTTATTAATGAAAGTGAAAGTAGTGGATATGAGTTTTTAATTAATGGTAAATGGGTACATTCAAGACACGGAAAGGGAGAAATAAAAAGAAAATTAGCAGGTAAAAGAAAATATATTTATCCTTTAGATAAGAATTTGCTATCTATGTGTAATAAACTAGCAAAACCTTATCCAAAGAAACAAGCGGTAGAAGCATAAAAGTAATGCGTTCAACATTCCAGTTGAAAGAAGGGGTGCAATACCACCCTACCGCTCAATAATAGTGAGATAATAGAGAGAAATGGCTAACAATCAAAACTTAAAGCCTTTTAAAAAAGGCGAGGTAGCTAACCCTAACGGCAGACCGAAGAAGTATATTACCCTTTTAAGGGAGCAAGGGTATAAGCTATCCGAGATTAACGATACTATCCAAGTTATGCTTCAGATGGATTTAGATGACCTTAAAGAAGTTTGGGATAACCCAAAGGCTACAATCCTAGAAAAGACAATCGCCAATGCTATGAGGAAGAGTTTAGAGAAGGGTAGCTTATATTCGGTAGAAACCTTATTAACCCGCGTGTATGGAAAACCGAAAGAGGTTCAACAAGTTAGCACCGATTCAAGGATTGAGGTAGTATTTGTAAATGGCAAAACGATATTATAAATTTGTTCTTGGAGTAATCCAGTAGGGAGCTATGCCGTTCTAGCGAACAATGGGAATGCCTATGTTAACTTTCCTAAATACCCTACAAATTTTTTTTCTATATGATACATAAAAATATAATTTGCTATTTATAAGCAACATAGGTTTTTTCCGAGTTTTACTCCATTTAGAACGGCTTCTAAAAAATAAAATTCTTCAGTTCATTCCGTTATGTAGGCAAAAAGTGAGAGCAATGTCCTATCCCCCGACAACTCTTGACGTAGAAGCTAGAATAGATATGCCGAATAAACCCACGAGCGGATGTGGTGGTAAAGAATGGGAACTGATTGATAGAGGTAGCCGAAATATATTAACCCTCTATATTTGTAAAAGTGCTTTGTGCTACTTCTACGGATATAGGGGGGATATGCTCAATAAAGAGATATGAGAATAGAATTGCCACAACCACATATTAATCAACAAGCAATACTTGATAGCACAAGTAGGTTTAGAGTTGTAATGGCAGGGCGAAGGTTTGGAAAGAGCGAACTTTCACAAATAGAAATCATTGTCAATGCTTTACAAGGCAAACAAGTATTTTATGTTACCCCTACTTACAATCTAGCACGTGTATTCTTTGACCAATTAGCAAAAGCCGTACCCTTTGAAGCCAACAAATCAGAACTATCAATTAAGTTCCCAAATGGGGGAGCGGTTTATTTCTTTACTGGGGAGCGATTAGATAACCTTCGTGGTAGGAAGTTTCACTTCGGAGTTATAGATGAGGCTTCGTTTATTCCAGACCTTGAAAACGGATGGCTAAACTCTATCCGACCTACCCTAACCGACTACAAAGGAAGAGCCTTGTTTATCTCTACACCAAAAGGTAAGAACTTCTTTTACTCTTTATTCCTTAAATCTGGAGAACCCGATTGGCAATCTTTTAAGTTTACCACTTACGATAACCCACATATTGACAAAACCGAAATAGATGATGCCAGGCTTCAGTTACCAGAAGTTGTATTCGAACAAGAGTATATGGCAAATCCGGCTGAAAATGCGGCTAATCCTTTTGGGAGTAGTTATATCAAGCAATGTACGTTTGAACTCAGCTATGAGCCTCCTATTGCGTTTGGGATTGATTTGGCGAAGTCGGTTGACTTTACTGTAATCATAGGACTAGATAAAAACGGCTCGGTTTGTTACTTTGATAGGTTCCAAAAGGATTGGAGACAAACCAAACAAGTAATAAATAATTTACCTAAAATACCGATGCTGATTGACTCAACAGGGGCAGGAGACCCAATCTTTGAGGACTTACAAAGGGATGGCTTAAATGTATCGGGGTTTAAGTTTAGTTCTACCTCAAAGCAACAACTAATGGAAGGATTGGCTTCGGCTATACAACAAAGAAAAATAACCTTCCCACAAGGACACATTACCGAAGAACTAGAAATATTTGAATACCAATACACCGCTACCGGAGTTCGTTATTCAGCACCGCAAGGCTTTCACGATGACTGCGTTATTGCGTTAGGATTGGCTTGGCAACACTATACCCGAAATACAGGACAGGGTAAGTATTCTTTTGCTTGAACAAACAAAAGGTTTTTTCTATTTAAGGGTATGACTTGGAAAGACCTTAATGTATTTCAATGGCAGCAACTCAATGACCTTTTCCTAAAAAGTAAAGATGTTACTGATTTAGATTTGGCAATAAGTGCTGCTTCTATCTGTACCGGATTAACGGAACACGAAATAGATTCTTTGCCTGTAAGCGATTTAAACCCGCTTTTAAAGGCTATTTCTTTTATCCACGAAGAACTCAAGCCACAACCAGAGAAGTTCATAAAACTCAAAGGAAAGCGTTATAAGTGTATCTACGATGTTCGCAAGATTCCTGCGGCTCGTTATATAGAAACTAAACACTTTGGCAAAGATGTAAACGCCAATCTTCATAGAATAGCGGCTTGTATGGTTATGCCGATGAAGAAAACATTATTCGGTTGGAAAGTGGATAAGTACGATGCAAGTAAACACGAACAATACTCACAAGATATTTTAGAAGCACCAATAACGCAAGTCCTCGGAAGCGTGGTTTTTTTTTATCAAGTATACAGAAATTGGATAAAGAGTTCGAAGGATTATTTGATTCGGGAGATGATGGAGAACAAACTAACGAGATATCAAGCCGAAGCGGTTCATCAGTCTTTATGCAGTATTATGGATGGATATACCAAACCGAATTGGTTGCTACATTCGAAAGAATCACGCTTGAAGAGGCTTATGAGTTACCTACGCTCCAATTCCTTAATGACTTGGCATATCTTAAATCGAAAAGCGAATACGAAGCAGAAGAACTAAAAAAAGCGTATGGCAAAAAGTAGCAAACAGATATTAGACCAAGTGTTCGCAGGGTTAGAAACAAGAAACAAACAACTCTACGAAGAGGTAAATAATTTACCCGCTGCTGAACAATTAATTGTTTTAAGTGCTGCTAACTTCATTTTGAATGTTCAAGACAATCTAACAAAAGCGAACAAGATAGACACAGGCGATTTATTTAATGATATAGCACAAAGCGATTTAATAAAAACGGCAAGTGGGTATCAAATTAGTGTTGGTTATCCAAAAGGCTCAAAGGCTGCAAAGTATTATGACTTTGTGAACAAAGGGGTTCAAGGTTTTAAAGAACAAACAAAAGCACCTAACTCTCCATACAAATACAAAAGCGAATATCCTAAATGGGGTGGAGTATTTCACAAAGCAATATTAGGTTGGTATCGAAGAAACGCTTCATTAGGAAGAGCAGAAACACAAACTACAAATCTTTCTGGCTTACAAAAGAAAAGAAAGAAGTTACTTAAAATGGTAGATGCAGAACAAAGCAAGAAATCACTTGCTTATGCAACTGCGATAAGTATAAAACGAAAAGGATTAAAGACAACAGGATTCTTTGATAAAGCTTACGAACAAAGTTTTGGTAAAGAGTTTACAAATCAATTAGGAAAAGCAATAGGCAGAGACATTCAATTATTAGTATCTTATGGCAATAGTAATCAATAGTTCACCGGATAATTATTCAAGCCTACACGCTCCTTTGTGGTATGTGGTAGGTTCAAATAATACCAATCAAACAAATTTTAAATATGTTTGCGAGGTTTATATAGGTGGTAATTTAGTAGCCACTTTAAAATCATTTCCTCAACCTGTATCTTCAAAAGGTATTTTTAATTTTGCTCCGATAATTCGTAATTATTGGGCATCTTATTTTAAACCAGACATTTTAACTCCTTCGACTTTTTCTTATACAGGCTCGGATATTTATGTAGATTTTCAAATAAGATTCGGTGAAGAGTATGGTGGTACAACTTATTTGAATTTAATATCAAGCACAAAAAGAGCTTATAACTATATTCAAGATTATCTTTATACTCCTTCAAGTCCTATGTATCTTACTCCATTAGAGTACGAAACACAATATCAAGGAAACTTTATTTCAAATAGAGATTATGCCAATATCAAATTCAATAAAGAAAGATTACAAACAGGGTATTTATTCCTTTCCTTTTTATCGGATGCGGAGAACACTACTAAAAGTCACTCTGTTGATGTGTCTGTATGGAACGGAAGCACCACAACAAACTATACAGGAACAGGAGTAAGTTTTAAGGACTTCGCTTTATTAGATATTTCTCCAAGAGCAATTAATGATTATATCGCATCTTCAATTATTACTACAAATACCGTTTACTACGATGTAAAAGTAAAGATTGCTGGTAATTTAAGATGTACCGCAAGAGTTTATTTAACTTGTACGCAAAACGATGTAATTACTTTACATTACTTAAATGCAGTTGGTGGATATGATACTTTTGATTTTACCGCAGTAAACAGACAAACAAGGAACATAGAAAAAAGTTCATTTGAAGTTATTGAGTGGGGTTACAAGGATGGTGTTTATGATGCCTCAATGAACAGAGCAAATACTTATGGTGTTTTGTATGGCGGTAGTAATCAATTCGCCACAAGGCAAAGATTAAGCTATAAATTAATTTCAGATTGGTTAAGTTATGTTGATTATTTGGCTATGAAAGAACTAATTGCCTCTCCAGAAGTATATTTAGAAAGAGGAAGCAATTTTATTCCTGTTCAAATTACAACTAATACTTGGACAGAGAAAAAGCGTTACGCAGATAAGAACTATAATTTAGAACTTGATATTGAAATAGGAAATCCAATAAACTCACAATTTAGATGATAACTGAAATCTACATAGAAGATAACAGATTAGATTTAAGCAAAGATTTATCATCAGAGTTTACTTACGCTATTGATGATATACAAGATTTTGCATCAAGGAATACTAACTTTTCTAAAACCATAATCCTACCGGGAAATGCAATTAACAACAAAATATTTGGACATACTTTTGAGTTCACATCAAGCAACTTCTATAACCCTTCAGCAGATAACGTGGGTTACAACTTTAACGCAGCCAAATCAGCAAGTTGTGTTATTTATGTAGATAAGATACAAGTATTTAAAGGCATTTTAAGGCTATTAGAAATAACTATTGATAGGGGAACAATAGAATACGAGTGTGCAGTTTTCGGAGAATTAGGTGGTTTCATTACTGCTTTAAATAATAAAAAGTTAGAGGATTTAGATTTTAGTTCTTATGACCACCAATGGACATACGATAACATAGTTAATTCTTGGCAACAGGCTTCTGGTACTACCGCATCTGGAATGGGATATTATTATCCTCTTATTGACTACGGACAAGTATCGCATCCAGATAATAACCATCCGAAACGAAGTTGGATATATAAAGCCTTTAGACCTGCATTATTTGTAAGAGAATATTTAGATAAGATAATCACTAATTCGGGTTATACTTGGGAAGGAGATTTTTTTAATTCAAATCTTTTTAAAAGGTTAGTAATACCTAATAACCAAAAGTCATTTTCAAGGTTAAGGAACTATAACTTCCAACGTAGAAATTCAAGCTATACATTTACTGAAGCCGATGGTACTTCAAAGTTATTTCCATTACCTATTTCTGAATTAACACAGAACTATACACCAAACGGAACGTTTACACAATTTACTTATACAGGAACAAGTTTTACCGGACAATACGAAACGGATATAAGATTATTCTGGCAAAAGAATAGTTCCATTCCTTTCAACTTTGATGTTTTAGTAAACGGAACAATAGTTGGCACACATAGTTGGGAAAGTTCAACTTCTCCAACTCCTGTTCTTTTTGAATTAAAAGTAACTAATAACATTACATTAAATACAAACGATGTATTAAGTTTTAGATTCAGACAAGATATTGCGAGTGATTTTGAATTATCGGTACAAACAGGGCAAGGGTTAATAAGAATAAAAACACCGGGATTGGTGCCTGTTGATTTTGTTTTAAATGATATGCTTGAAGTAAATCAATCTATACCAAAGGGTGTATTTCAAAAGGACTTTTTTGCTTCGATAGTTAAAATGTTTAATCTATATGTTGTTGAAGATACAACCAGAGATAAGCATTTAAAGATTATTCCTTTTATAGATTACTATACAACAACGGCTAACTTCTTACAAGTAAATGACCTTGAAGAGGAATTGTTAGTTGATAATGTTGATTTGCTTTTATTAGATGATTATAGTGCTTCGCATTTAGATTGGAGTGCAAAAGTAGATAGAAGTAAACCCTATAAGTTAAAGCCAATGTCTGAACTTAATGGAAGATACTTTGAGTTTAAATATAAAAGCGATGCTGATTATTACAACGAAATATATTCAAAAAGATA